GTCAAGAATTATTTTATTATACCGTTTACCCAATTCTCTGAGGCATCTTCTATATAGTGAAGGGATTTATGGGGGATCATTACATCTTGCTGGAATACTTGGTCAACAAAGCAACGATATCCATATTGCTCAGACAGAGTAGTAAATGTATGTGCGCTACGTTTAGTATCATTATTACGAAAGTGGTGTAGCTTACCAAAAGAAATGTATTCAATATCTTTTCTGTGATATGGTGTTATTTCTATTGTTTCTGTTGACTGCTGCTTTGTGCTTTCGTCTGCGTCTGTCACTCGGTTTTTCATAGTACCCCCGTTCTTTAATTTCATGGACTATACCTTCTTCTACTGTTTTACGTTTAAACTGTCGAATCGCTCGTTCGAAGTTGCCTTTCTTTACTAGTACTTTCATATGTATGTTTTCTTTCCTTTTCGTGTATACTTAGTTCTATCACGAAATACTTTGGCACTAAAAGGCGCTTCGGGGTCGAAGAGAATCTTATGTGCTCGTGTCTTTGGTGCTTTCTTCTTTTTCATACTCTCCACCCATGTTTTCTCAAGTACTCAATCTGCTTGCGTACTGCTGTTTCGGTTCGGTCAGGAAGCATTGTCGCTATCTCTTTGACTGTGCGCAAGCCTGCCCACTTCTCCAAAACAATGCGTTCGCCTCTTGACCATGGTTTCTTTTCATAATTTTTCATAGTGCATATTATACGAAAAAATAGGTGTAATGTCAAGACTTTTTTTAACATATGCCAAAAAAGTTTCTTGACTTTTGCTTATCATTTTGTTATAATATACTCTGATTAAAAACACAAGTAAAAAATTAAAGTAAAGAAATAAGGAGCAGTTATGTTGTTGTGGGAATATTTTGCAGTATTCGTTTTCTGTTTAATAGGTTGTAGTTTTATGGCTTGGAAAATAGGAAAAGAGCAAGGAATATATCAAGCCCTTACTTATTTAGAGGATGAAGGAATAGTAGAGTTCGATCCAGAGGATAAAAAATGAGTAAAGGAAGCAAACGTAGAAAGCCCTTAGTAGATACAGAAACTATCTCAGATAACTGGGATAGAATATTTAATACGGAGACTGAGAATGAAAGCAAAAGTAAAGAAATTAGCGTACAAAGTGACAGGGACAGTTCTGGTGAAAGTAAGTCGTGGTATTGGTCTGATGGCACACCAGCTTGAAAAAGCTGATGAAGCTGTTAGCAGCGTAGGCATGGAAATGCTAGACGTAGCTAATGGTGCTGCTGACGATGGCGTATAGTGATAAAGTTATAGATCATTACGAGAATCCTCGTAACGTAGGAAAATTTGACGAAAATGATGATAGTGTCGGCACAGGTATGGTGGGAGCACCAGCTTGTGGCGATGTTATGCGTTTACAGATAAAGGTAAATGAAGATGGCATTATTGAAGATGCTAAGTTTAAAACTTATGGTTGTGGTTCTGCTATCGCTAGCAGTAGCCTTCTTACCGAGTGGGTCAAAGGCAAAAGCCTTAGCGATGCCACCGCAATTAAGAACAGCCAAATTGCAGAAGAGCTCGCCCTACCCCCAGTGAAGATTCACTGTTCGGTATTGGCAGAAGATGCAATCAAATCAGCGATTGCAGATTATACGGAGAAAAACAAATGTTTGTAGAAAAGATTAAAAATGGCGGGACTGCTACTGTGCTTGACATAACAGGAAAGCTTCCTGGAACAGGATTAAAAGGCGTTATTGCTGTGGATTATGGAAATACTGCAGTAACCCTTCAAGGTAGCTTAGACAATAGTACTTGGTTTGTTATTGAAACTTTTAGTGCAGATACTATGAAAGAGATTACTTTAGTACCTTACTTGGCTGTAAATGGAGCTGCAGACACAAGTCAAAATGATAGTATAGGTACTTCAGCCGTTAAATTATTCTTTGATCAAAGGGCGTTTCAATAGGAGATAGTAAATGAAAAATACTACTTTCAAATTTGGATTTAGATCATTAGGAACAGTTCAAACATTTCAACTTACAGGTGCACCACTTTATGGCTACTGGATGAGAACTGATGATAATAATGCTGGAACACCTACATCTATAACTGAAACAGGTGAGCTTGTTTATGGAGATCCACCTAAGTGGTTTAGAGGAGTGGGTTCATATGGCATATCCACCACCGATGCAACCGGACTAGCCCTAATTACAGATAGAACAGAAGGTGGCGCAGCTAGTTATGGATCTAGTGCAGTAGTAGGAAATAAATTTAATTGTAAACTAAGTGCTACAGGTCTAACAACTACTACATTTACCAATGTAGGAGCAAATGGTATATTAAACTTGGAAGGCGCACCTTTTCCAGCTCGTTACTTTGCAAAAGATAATGCTGATTCAGATAATAATGCCATGGTCGAAGCATTTAGAACAAATGGAACATTAACTTTTAACGTAGAGATTACTATGCTCGATGACAGCTCAACCACTGAAAAATTATTTACCACAGCTTTTGTTCCTGGTAGATTATTAGATGATATGACTCAGTACATGGGACAAGCAAGACCTAGTAATATGTATAGAAATTTAGTCCGCTAAGACTTAAAACTAGACTTAAACTAACCGAGTACCGAAAGGGCTCAAGCCGCGTGTCGAAAGAGCGCAAAGGAGTAAGAAAATGACTTTACAACAACATCAATTAACAATGGCAGACTTTCCGAAATTTTTTCTAGGGTTTGACCGACTACAGCAAGATGTTTTCTCCAATGTAGGAGATCAAGGCTACCCACGTTACAATGTCGTAAAAGTAGGAGAAGCAGGTTATCGTATAGAGCTTGCAATTCCTGGCTGGGACAAAGGTGATGTAGCTATTCAATTACATAAGAATATATTGACTATAGAAGGCAAAAGAGCAAAATCAGAAGCGCAAGAAACTTATATCCATAAGGGACTGAGCGGTAAAGGTTTCACTAGAAATTTTAAAGTAGGGGACTACATTGTTTTGGACAAAGCATATATGGAGCGAGGTCTCCTGTGCATTAGCCTAAGCGAACAAATCCCTGAAGCAGAGAAACCTGTTACTGTGGACATTCTTTAAGGAGAAGTTATGACAAAAGAAGAAGCCTGTACTATATGTGCGATCGTAAGAGACGTCACATTATTTGTAACAATAGCTATTCTTCCCTCATACCTAGTCTACGTGACAATTTAGGAGTATAAATGAATATAGAACGAGTACAGAAACAGCTAGAAGTTGATGAAGGCGTAGTATACGAAGTATACAATGACCATCTCGGCTACCCAACCTTTGGTATAGGACACCTAATAAGAAAAGAAGATCCTGAATTCGGGGAAACAGTCGGAACCCCAGTGTCTAAAGAACGAGTAGCCGATGCTTTTGCAGGAGACTTTGCCATTGCTTGTGGTGAGTGCGAAGTTCTGTATGATTTTTGGGAAGAGCTACCAGAGGAAGTCCAAGAGATTCTCGTCAATATGATGTTTAATCTTGGGCGTCCTCGACTTAGTAAATTTAAAAAGATGACAGCTGCCCTTGAAATGGGTGACTGGAAGACTGCTGCTATTGAAGGGCGAGACTCTCGATGGTATAAGCAAGTAGGCAACCGAGCTGAGAGATTAATGACGAGGATGGAAAATGTTGAATCTTGGTAGCTTAGTTGGTCCAGTAACTGGACTGCTCGATAAATTTATTGAGGACAAAGATGTAAAAAATAAGTTAGCTCATGAAGTAGCAACAATGTCAGAGAGACACGCTCAAGAGCTAGCAAAAGGACAAATGGAAATAAATAAAACAGAAGCTGCACACAAGTCTCTGTTTGTAGCAGGTTGGAGACCTGCAGTTGGTTGGACTTGCTGTCTTGGAATGGCGTCTAACTTTCTACTAATTCCTATGGCTAACTTTGTGCTTGCTCTTACAGGAAGTGCAATAGTAGTACCTTTGTTAGATACAGGTGAAATGATGCCAGTATTGATGGGTATGTTAGGCTTAGGTGCAATGAGAACTTACGAAAAGAAACAAGGGGTTCAAAGAGAT